TCCGAGCGGCTAGGTAATCTGTTTCGGCTTGTGGTTCCGAGAGGAAGCTATCGCCAATCCCAACTTTCAAGGCTTCGCTTGGAAGGTAATCATAGTCAGAGTATTTGTAAAAACGAGACATTGTGATTACTGAAGGAAGCCAAAGGGATTAAGTAGTCCCGACAAATCTGGAAGCAGTGATTTGAGCACTGTTTCTTTCATCGCGTCAGCGATAGAGTTCCTTTTGCTTAACTCTGGCTTTGCTGCGCCCTGTAAAGCAGAAGACAAAATTTCTTCTACAGAACGTTGGCCGCTAGCCGTTGGTTGCGGAGCGGCGACAGGCGCAGGTTGAGTCAGTGGATCTCCCAAGGTTGTTTGCGCAGCCTTGTAAAGCGAACCTCCAGATTTGAATTTAGGGATCGAGGATGCAACAGAAGTACCAAATGAATCTTTTGCTGTCAAAGAAACATTTGGATTGCCGCCAAGAATCGTGGCATACGCACGATCAATGCCCATTTTTCCAGGCTGAAAACCACGGTCACGTAAAAACCGCTCAACTGCAGGCAATTGTTCTGCAATTGTGTAGTTACCAAGCTTGGATTTATCCAGGTACTTTGCGCGTTCCGGGCCGCCAAACTGAATTAGTCCGTAGTAATTACCACCGGCACCACCGTACACATTCGGGCGGAATCCAGACTCTTGGTGAATGAGCGCACCAAACTCGTACGGATCCAAGCCAAGCCGTTTTGCTGAAGAGAATACAGCTTGCCTGTCTTCTGGTTTTAGTGTTCCAACGCGTACTGGTGCCATGGCTTTAGGTTTTTCAATCTCCTACCCAATTTGAACTTGCTCTGAGACCAGGGATAAATACTGTTTGAAGAACCAGTGTTGATGCCAGGTAGGTCAGGGTTCGTTTAACAAATTTCGGGCAGAGAATCATGGGTTTAAAGCAACTACACTGGCCCCCGTGAATCAAAAGATTCGTGTCCAGTCGGCTGGGCTTACATGCCAAGGCAAGGCCAAGTTTTAACTATTTAGCGGCTTGTAAAAGAATATCGGAAAAACGCTTAAGTGTTTCTTCGTCCAAAACTCCAGGCTGACCAAAAGCGGCACCCAAATTAAATGTAGGCGATGCTGCAGGCATGGCAGTAGGTGTAGGCTGAAACGGTTGCAAAGTAGCTCCAGGGGCTAAATTGGTTGTGATGCCAAACCCACGGTCGTAACCACCAGGAGCAGTTTGTGTAAAGGCTGGTACAGCGGTAGGGAAACCAGCGGGAGTTGGCACTAGTTGATCGGGAAGTTTAAAGCCAGCTCCAGCACGCGCTGCGTTTCCGGCCAACGTATTTTGAATAACGTCGTAACCGGCTTGGTCAGGCTTGACTTTAGGTGCAAGAGTTTTGCCATACTTTTTTGCCCAAATCTGCATCCCAAGATCTTCTGCAGATTGTTCGGCAGCAGAACCAGGGCCTGCAAGTTTTGCCTGTTGGCGAGCGTATTCGTAACGCTGAAGTTCAGGGTCTTGCGCGGTTAGTTGGGCAACACGAGAAACTTTCTGTTGATAATCACGTTCTGCAGCAGGAGAATAACCTCCTTGTTGGCCGGGAAATCCAGCTCCTGAGCGGTAATTTTCCGCAACTCTACCTGCGGCTAATTCAGTTTGTTTATAATCTTTCGGTAAACCTGGCATTGCAGGCTTACCAGGAGATCCCGCGCCCTGTCTATAGCGAGAATAATAATTCGGCGGGCTTCCAGGGAAAATTCCTGTGAGCCAAGAAGGAAGGGCGGGACCTTCTGGATAGCCACGCCTAGGAATGCCAGCCATAATTACCTCCAAACCTCATGTAAATAAATACGGGTGCCCACGGAAACATCGGCAGGTCCAGGTAATGCCTGGATGAATTCAGCACCAGAGCGTTCGTAACGGTATCTGGCCTGGAACGGATCCTTGTAGTTTGGAACGTAAAGGATGCCGGCTAAACGGTTTGTTTCGTAGAGATAAATCTCATCCCAAACCTTTAAGGCTTCTTTGGCATTACTGGATCTAATGGTGCGATCAACGTCACCAGCAATGCTTTCAAGGCGCGTAGAAGGAGAAGTTGCGACTTCAGTTTTCTTTTCAGCTGTGTCACAACGACCCAACTGAATAGCGAGCTTGTCGTAGAAGTACGAATCCGGCACGGTGTTCATTGCTTCTTCTAGGCGGGCGTAATCGCCAGCCGGAACAGAAACAGTAAAGTAACCGAGGTGGTAACGAACTCTACTTTTGTCGTAGTCGCTTAACTGCACTTCTACGTGTCGTTGTCTTTCAATTATAAAAGCAAGTAATCAACCAAACAGGCCATTGAGGTAATCCAATGTGGCACTGGATTGACCCATAAGTAACGGATCGTTTGTTCTGTAGGAATCCAGGAATCCCATGGGGTTGAGTGCTTGTGAAATTAAACCTCCAACCAACTGTTCTTTGAGTGCGTCTTGTATTGTTTTCTTGGGTTTTTCTGGTTCTTTACCCTGCAACTGAGCGCCGTACATAAACGCTTTAATGATGTCGTCAGCGCGAGAATCTGTGCCCCCTTGCGGTTGAGTCGGTGCTGCAGTTGGTGCAGTTGATGCAATAGCCCCGGCTTTGCCAAGGGATTTCATGTGTCCGAAACCAAGTTCGTATTTGTTATCTCCTGTGGTAAATGCTGCCAGGTTGCCATAACCACCTTGATTAGCAAGGGGTTTGTATGTACCAGAGCCTTCAAAATAAACTGGAGTTCCTTCTGGAAGAGCCCAATCTTCCCCCCGGTGAAACGAACTAGCTCCCTTGGTTGGAGCACTGCGTGGACCATACTTGGAAGTCAGGCTGATCCCAGCTTGTGGATTGAAATCATATTTGCCTTCTTTGTTTTTAATCAGTGCTGGGACTCTTTGCTCGCCAACGCGAACACCAGCCAAAGCAGAACGAATAGTAGAGGGATCAATATATTGTCCTGTCGAAAGATCTTTCACATAAACATGCTTATGGGGGCCGGTTGATACTCCGGTAGAACCCACCTGTCCTAAGTATGTTATGCCTGCCATGGTATCGTTTTATTCTTCATTGTAAGATTAAAAAACCCCTGGTTTCCCAGGGGCTTGGTGGAGATAGTTATACGCGAATTAAATCAGCAGCAAGTACGGACTCCCAATCAACACGCTTGATTTGCTTCAGCTGTTCAAGATTATTGAATCTTTCACCCGACAGAGACATCTGAAGGTCTTTAATCTCACGTGCTGTTTTAAGGCCAATTCCCTTAATGTGATCCGCAAGCATTTGTGCGGTAGCGGAATTGACATTTAAACGGTGATCAGGGGGAAAATCCCGTGGGTCCTCTTTGGCTGCTTTATCTTTGACTTGAAGAGTTTTTACCTTTTTGGTAGCCTCTTCATCTGGGATAAGTTCAGAGTTGTAAGCGGTGTAAAGGCGACCGTCCTGATCTTCGACCATGAACCAATCGCCATTATCAAACTCACTTACAACTTTGACGCGAGCGCCAGTTTTTTTGTGCTGGTAAAGCATAAGGACCAGATGTTAATTCTGGTCCTAGTTTAGCTTATTCAGCTGACAGTGCGGCCAAGCAGGTAAGCTTCGATGTCTTCGTAGCCAGGGGCAGTGTCAGGCTGGACGTAGCAGGTTTCCACAACCAGGTAACCAACACGACCGGCGGCGGCGTCACCGCTGGAGATGTAGAAACCACCGGAAGTTGTGGTGGAGTTTGCAGTTTCCTTAGCAAATACACGCAACGTGGTCGAGGCAGTAACCGGGTAGTTGACTACAGAACCAGAGACACCAGCGGCGCCAGTAGCGGTCAGGAAGGCGTTGGTGCCATAACCGGCAGTGCCGCCAGCGAAGTAGATTTCGCCAGCTTGGAGGCCGGAAACAGTGGAAGTCAGGTTGGCTTGAATCACGCCCTCACCCACGCCAGAAGCGGCAACAGGTGAACCGCCGTTGCTGCGACCGAACGAAATGACGTTACCGGTAGCGGCATACACACCAGAGGCAACACGACCGTCACCCCAACCAGAGGCAACCGAAATGGCGGTGCGGTACACGTAAGCAGGCAGTGTGCTGCTACCAGAGATCACCATGCCCGTGATGTCGGGACGAGTGTCATCCTGACGATAGGGCGAGGGAACGATTACAGCAGCGGAGCTAACGCTACCAGCACCAGAGGTGGTTGTCACTGCGACATAGCCACGCTGCTGGAAATAACGGTAACCAGGCAGAGCAAGGACCGAGGTGGGGCCACCAAGGGAGCTGTCGAGAGAGCTACCGCCTTCGACAACAGAGTCAATGTTCTTGTACCAGCCGTTCAGGGGTTCTGCCCAGTTGCCTGGGAAGATTTTTTTAGCGGACAAATAGGTCATTTATTTTTCCTTTTGTTAGTTGTTTACGTTATTGATCAGATGTTACCGTCATCTTGCACGAAGCTGAACGCAGTGGTCACGAAGTCCTTGTTCAGGATTTCAAAACCGGCGTACAGTTGCCAAATAAGAATGATGAAACGGCTGAAATCGTCGTTGTTGTTGATCAGAACTTGAGCGTTCGGACCACCGATACCAACGCCAATCGCTTGAGGACCGAAGAAGTAACCTTGAGCGGCTTCCCTTACGGCATAGTTAGAACCACCGTCAAAGGAAGTGTTGATGCTCTTGATCGGGAAGTTGGTGGATTCGAAGAACTTAACGCCTTCAAACTGCACACCAGTAGGCATGACAGGTTCGCCAGCCAGGAAGTAGGCTTGACCGGCCTGGGGGCCTTGGTAGAAGCTGGCGTTGTTAGGCAGCATGGGGTTGCCCATGTACATGCCTTGACCAGGATTACCAGCGTAACGAGCGATCTCGCGGAAGTCAGGGTCACGACGCAGGTGCATCATGAACGTGGGATCGCAAATACAACGATACAGACCATCGGCATAGGTCGGAACGTTGCGCTTGCGCAGGTCCTTAACAACGGTCAGCAGGTCGGTACGCACCTGGAACTGCTGCAGGTCAGCGGTGTATTCAGTACCAGTGTAGGAAATACGACCGGAAGAATCCTTAACCTTGTTACCAGCGAAGTAGTAACCGCCTTGAGTTGTGGAAGCAGCACCGTTGGCTTCAGCTTTGGACAGTTCATCAATGAACACGCGGTCACGCCACCGGCGATAGTCGTCAAGCAGCGTCAGGCTACCGATCGACTGGTGGAACATATTCAGGTTGCCGGTATCCAGCAGCATGCGCTGAGCGGTAACCAGTGTTTCGCGAGCAATCTTGAATGTGCTGGGCTGAGTCGGGTCGCCCGGATCCGCAGGACCGGTGTACTCCTTAAGCACCACCAGAACTTTCTCTTTGGTGATGTTACGGCTGTTAGCGGTACCGATCGTTTGGTCAGCAATACGCTCACGGCTGTCCTTAGTACCAGGGGTACCCCAGAACTTGTAGCGGTCTAACTGAACGGTTTGACCAGGCTGACGTGTGAAGTCGTGGACAACCACGGGCTCCACAGCCATCTCAGCGATGTACGCAGGGTGAGGACGATAAAGTTCCGCACCTAAAATCTTTGGAAAGTCGTTCTCCTGGTCTCTAGTTTCTTAGAGGGGTGGACTATCTCTTCATCCCTGTGGGATGCCGGACGCTAATTCTGGTATTACGTAACAAGATCGTGTTACACCCAGTAGTCTCTGCACCTTCCAATCACGTTCTTGATTGGCTTGGCTCAGGATTACCCTCGGCTTGACGTTAGGGCTTCCCTGAATTCATCCAGTTTGCACTCATCGATTACTCGGTGAGGTGACAACGTTGAGCGTTCAGTTGAGGCATGCTATGCTTTGGAAACTTGTTTATGAACAACATGGAACCAAA